ATGGCATCTGTGACGCCCTCGAAGCGAGCGCGGGGTTACGCCTGGCGGGTCCAGGCACGTGACCGCCACGGCACGATGCGCCAGGAGACGTTCTACGGCGACGACGCCCTGGCCGTGGAGCGCGCGGCCCGCGACTTCGCCCGGCTGGTGGACCGCGTCGGCATCACCGAGGCGTCCCGGATCCGCACCGAGCGCACCGGTGCAGCTGCTCGAGGAGCGATGACCGTCGCCGGGTGGATGACGAAGTATCTCGACCCGGCCAGCGGGGCGCTCAAGGTCTCCCCCGGCACCCGCAGCGAGTACCAGCGCATCGCCGCCGAGTGGATCACCCCCCGCCTCGGCGAGATCCCGCTCGACTCCCTCGACGTCGAGGACGTCACGAAGTGGGTCGCGTGGATGGAGGACCAGTCCGGCAAGGACGGCGGTCACGTCGCGACGAAGACCATCAAGAACCGGCACGGGCTGCTGTCCGGCGCGCTCGCCGTCGCCGAGGCCCGAGGCCTGCGCAAGGGCAACCCCGCCCGGGGCGCGAAGTTCACGCGCCGCCGCAAGGACGGGATGGTGATCCTGACGCAGTCGGAGTTCGCAGTGCTGCTGCACTTCCTGACGCCGTCGCGCCGGCCGCTGATCATGTGGCTGGCCGGGACCGGCATGCGCTTCGGCGAGGCGACGGCCCTCACGTGGGGCGACATCGACCGCGACGCCCGCCCGATGCTCGCGCACGTGACCAAGGCGTGGCAGAAGCCGCCCAAGGGCGGCGGCGAGTTCCTCGGCCCACCGAAGACCGAGGCCGGCGAGCGGACGATCTCCGTCCCGGACTCCCTCGTTGCTCAGCTCGGCAAGCCCGGCCGCGGCGACCGGCTCGTGTTCACCAACACCAAGGGTGAGCGGGTGCGCTCCGGCGCGCTGTACGACGCGTGGTCGGGCGCGCTCGACCGGGCCAACGACGCGGCGCGGTGCGCGGAGGCTGGCCTCTCCCCCATCGGGAAGCGCCCCCGCGTGCACGACTTGCGCCACGCGCACGCCTCGTGGCTCATCGGCGCCGGGCGCCCGCTGCCGTACATCCAGGCGCGGCTCGGTCACGAGTCGATCACGACGACGATCGGGACCTACGGGCACCTGCTCCCCGACGCACAGCAGGGTGACGCCGACGCCGTTGCACTGGCGATGGGCGCCGTGCTGCCCGTGGCCGTGGTGCCGCAGATCGCGGGGTGACGTCAGGAAATCCCGGCGACCTCCGGGATGGTCAGGATTCCCCGGCATTCGGGCCTTGATCACCGCTGATCCAGGCTGAGGCCTAGACCGCGCGCAACCGCCAGCGGCCCGGCGGTGTCGTCGCGCCGCGCCACACGTCGGTCTGCCAGACCTCGACGAGCCGCCGGGTGACCTCGAGCTCGCGGGCGATCGCTCCCGGGTGCTCTCCGTGCGTGCGCTCGGCCAGCGCGTAGTCCACAGGCGAGATGAGCAGCTGGGCCGCGTAGGCGTCAGCCTCCCGCTCGTCGCGCTCGACGTCGTGGTAGAGCGTCCAGTCGTGCCCGAGCGTCCAGTGGCCCATCTCGTGGGCGAGGGTGCACCGCTGCGTCAGGACGGACTTGCGGTGGTTGAGCAGTACGAGCCCGGAGCGCCGCAGCTCCCCCGCGCGCCGGCCGAGGTCCATCCACTTCACGTGGACGCCGAGCTCCTCAGCAGCGGCGATCAGGTCCTCGAGCGTCACCAGTCCAGGTCTACATGCCCGAGGCGACGAGTGCACGGCGGCGTGCCGCGGGTCCTAGATGTCGCGGACCCATGTCTCCATCCCCTCGTACACGCCGAGCGGCTCGAACAGAAGCGACCCGAATGCAGCCTTGCTCTCTGCGTTGTCTGGATGGATGCGCGTGAAGACGCCGCAGTCAAGGCTGTAGAGCAGCTTGTGTGCGGCGAGGACGGTTAGCGCCTGCTCGATCGCGGCGCGGCCGTACCCGCGGCGGGTGCACCGCTGGGCACGCGCCACCGCCTGGATGACGAACTGCTCGTCGCTGGGGTCGAAGCCGAACGCTACGACCGCCGCGAGGCCGTCGTCATCGTGTCCGACAAGGATGGCGTCCGGGTCGTCGACAGGAGGGCGCAGGTCACGAACGAGACCCTGAGCCCTGAGCGCGTAGAGCTGGGGGTGATGCCGTCCGCGATGCGGGTCGTAGGTGTAGCCCGGCGGATCGGCGCAGATGAACGACTGCAGTTCACGCCGATCACGCCTGCCGGCGTCACGCCAGGCGAGACTCACGCTTCGCCTGGAGCCAGGCGGCCACGTCCTGCCGCTCCTGGCCCGCCAGCGGGCGCATCGCCGTCTCGCGGTACTCGCGCGCCAGCCGGGCGCGCTCGCGATCGGTCAGCCCGTCGTTGCCGACGCGATCCGGGCCCACCAGAACGCGCTCGACCGAGGGTCGGCGTGTGAGGGTGTGGCGTGACATGTCTCGACGGTAGCGCAATCCGTGAGCCATGCACACGATCCGTGAGCCGTGTCACGCCTCCTCCTGCTGCGCCTCGGCCTCGTCGTCGGCGTCGTCGTCACGCGCGGCGAGCACGTGGTCGTCGGGGTCGATCCGCTCGCCGTCGAGTGTGTAGCGGTCGTGCGCCGGCTCGTGGCCGGCCGTCTTGATGGGGGCGGGATGCTCAGCATTGCCCACCACCTCCTCGTTACCCAGGTAGCCCATGTCGTGGACCACAGCCTCGAGGAGCCGCTCGTACGGGATCCGGGTCACGCTGGCGATCTGCCGCAGCTTCTCCGGCGAGGGCTTCGCCTGCCCGGCCTTCCACTGCGACATCGCGCTGCGCGAGACGCCGATCTTCGACGCCAGCGCCGCCTGCGACACGGGGAAGAGCTGCGCGTCGCGCCACTCCTCGATCAGCGCCCAGAGCTTGCTCGTAGTCACGGTTCCTCCTTCACGGGCACCACAGTTCAGGCCGACAGGGCATCCCGTCCAGCGGGGTGGGCACCGGGCGCACGGGACGTCTGGACACCAAATCACGCGCGCCGCAGCCACAGGTCAGCGTACCAACGGCGCACTTCTGCGGCTCCTGCGGGCATGGCAGGGCCTTGCGGGGTGGGCACCGGGTATGTATGTTTGTCGCAGAACGCTGGACACAACGACAAGGGGATGGATACAGTGAGGACACCAACACCGACACCGATGGGAGCAATCTGGATGGTCCTCACCGACCGCAAGAAGCTCGCCAAGCTGATGGTGATCCAGGACGTGTCGCAGCGAGAGCTGGCGAAGGCTGCCGGCTGGAAGTCGCACTCGTACCTCGGCCGCCTGCTGCGAGGCGAGGTCAACACGCTCGACCTTGAGCCCGCCGTGCGCATCGCGATGTACCTGCAGGTGGGCACGGACGACCTTTTCATGTCCAGGTCGTCCAGCGATTCACGGCGGAACGCGAAGCGTCTCGTGGCTGCTTGACCGGATCGGGCCGACCCAGTTCCGCGCGGGCCGGTCACACATCACCCCTGCCGAGCACCTTCATCAGGCGAAGGCAGCAAGAAGCCCCCGCAGTCCCGGCCAGGGCAACACGCGAGGGCTCCTCTACAGGAAGAAGGATCGCATGACCCAGCTCCAGCCATTCGACTTCGACGGCACCGCCGTCCGGGTCATCACCGACGAGCACGGCGAGCCGTGGTTCGTGCTCACCGACCTCTGCAAGATCCTCGGCCTCACCCGACGAGCAGCCGCCGTTGCCGAGCGGCTCGCCGACGACGAGAAGGGTGTACGCCTGGCGGACACCCCCGGCGGCCCCCAGAACCTCACGATGGTGACCGAGGCCGGCATGTGGACGGTCATCCTCCGCAGCGACTCCCCCGCCGCCGAGCCGGTCCGCCGCTGGGTCACCCACGAGGTGCTCCCGACGATCCGCCGCACCGGCCAGTACGGCGCCGCCCCGGCGCTCACCGAGGACCAGATCGTCGCCCAGGCGCTGCAGATCACGACGGCCAAGGTGAGGCAGCTCGAGGCGAAGGTCGAGCAGGACGCCCCGAAGGTCATCTTCGCCGACGCGGTCGCCACGTCGCGCACCGACATCCTCGTCGGCGACCTCGCCAAGATCCTCAAGGGCAACGGCGTCGAGGTCGGCGGCACGCGGCTGTTCGAGTGGCTCCGCCGCGACGGCTACCTCATCAAGCGCCGGGGCACCGACCGGAACATGCCCACGCAGCGCTCCATGGAGCTCGGCCTGTTCCGGGTGAAGGAGACCGCGGTCACCCACTCCGACGGCCACGTGACCATCTCGAAGACGCCGAAGGTCACCGGCAAGGGCCAGACGTACTTCATCAACCGGTACGTCGGCGCGGAGGTGGCGGCGTGAACACCCTCGCCATCGTCCTGTCGTCGCTCGCGATCGTGGTGTCGCTCATGTCGATCCGCCTTGTGCGGGAGGCGTCGAGGCTCCGTCGGAAGGTCGAGGAGCTCAGGATCCAGTCGGAAGCTGCCGCTGCCACTCGTGCGTATCGCCCCCGGGCCGACGGGACCAGGTGGCCGAGATGACGCGCCCGTCAGTCGCCAACGATGTCGCCACGAAGAACGACATCGACGAGCCAGGGGCGAGCCGGTCGACTGTCCGCTGGCCGTGCACCACAGCTCTCGCTGGCGGGGTGATCTCGACATCGAACACGGACTCGTCGCCGTCGTTGACCAGCTCGTACGACTCGTCCGCCAGGAGGCGAAGAGCCCAAGGTGCCCGATATCTGGCCGCGGCCTCCTCTTGGAGCTCCACCGATCGTCGCGCGGCATCGGCTTCCACGTGCGCATATCGCAGCGCAAAGGCGGCAACTCCGAGTGCGACGACAGAGACCACGAAGGCGGCGACATCCATCCCCGCAACCTACCCAACCGGAGGTCCGCGATGAACGCCCTCACTGTCCGCGACGTCGCGGAGCGTGAGCAGACCTCCACGCAGACCGTGCGCGGCTGGCTCCAGCGCCACGAGCTCGACGGCTACCGCACACAGGGCACCCGAGGCCCGTGGCGCGTGGCACCGGAGGACTACGAGAAGTTCCGCCAGGCGCGCAAGGCGATGAACGCCGACCCGTGGGCACGCACCCGCGCGCGCCGCACCACGTCCTGACAGCACAGCGCCCCGTGGCTCAACCGGAAAGCAGACCACGGGGCACCGACACAAGGAGTATCCCTCATGGGAACCGCAACCCTCATCCGCGACGTCAGCAAGAACTTCGCGGGCCACGCCGCTCTCTACCGGCTCGACCCGCCCCTGCGCACGACCGACTACGCGACCGACGAGCCGGTCGAGTACGAGCACGTGATCGTCTCGGCCACGGCGGTCATCTTCTCCGGCCCCGAGACCTACATCTTCCCGGGCGACCCCGAGACCGACCAGGTCACGTCATGGGGCGAGCTGGGCGGCTCGTACCGCGGCGGCCTCGACCACGCCGAAGCGCTCCGAGGCGCGGGCGACGGGTACGACATCGCCGCTACGGAGGCATGACAGATGACTGCTCAGATCATTGAGTCCCGAGTGCAGGAGCTGCTCGACGGCGGAGTCCTCGCGAAGGGGTCGCACGCCTCGTTCGAGTCGGGCGCCTGCGCGATGGAGTGGGTCAGCTACCTCGCCGGCCAGGGGCACACCGACGCCCCCGACTGCGCATCACCCGTCCTGCGCGCCTTCACCATCGGCCTGAACGACCAGTGGGGCACCGAGCAGCGGCAGAAGCTCCGCCCGTTCCTGCCCCGCATGGTCGGCACCGCAGGTGACGGACAGGACGAAGCGCGCTCCTACCTCGCGCTCGACTGGCTGGTCCGCACCTACACCCCCGCGTGGCTGGACCTCGCCGGGCTGACCGAGGAGGCGACGGCACTGCGGGACCTGCGCCGCATCGCGGACCTGACGGCCGCGGAGGCGGCTGGTCCGGTCGTGCGAGCGGGCCGAGAGAAGGCAGCCGCTGCCAGGGACGCTGCCGGGGCCGCTGCCTGGGACGCTGCCGGGGCCGCTGCCTGGGCCGCTGCCTGGGCCGCTGCCTGGGCCGCTGCCTGGGCCGCTGCCTGGGCCGCTGCCTGGGCCGCTGCCTGGGACGCTGCCGGGGCCGCTGCCTGGGACGCTGCCGGGGCCGCTGCCAGGGCCGCTGTCCGCCCGACCGTGGAGACGTTGCAGGCGTCCGCGCTCGACCTGCTGGACCAGATGATCGACCCGAGCGTGGGTGAGTCCCGATGACCACCCTCTCCCGCGTCACCGCTGACTCGGATCTCCCGCCCCTCGTCGTCCCCGACCCCGCGACCGAGGGCGTCTCCCCCGACCAGGTCGCCGCCGAGCCGACGCCCGAGTGGGACGCCGTCGTGGCGCAGCTCGGTGACCCGACGGCGGTGACGGCATGAGCGCGACCTACTGCCTCCAGATCACCGAGGCGAACCACGACGAGGACCAGTTCTTCACGCTCGGCGGCGCCGGATGGGACAGCGCGCACGACCGCCAGGTCGCGATCGACAGCATCCCGCGCCTGGAGCACGACTGCGAGGACCCGACCGTCCGCCGCTGCTACATCGTCGACGTCCTCGACCCGGTCGACCAGTTCACGATCGACGACAACTTCGAGATCGACGAGGCCACGGCCCACACGCTGCTCGGCGTCGAGGACTTCGAGCCGCTCCGTGAGCGCGAGCGGGCCGCGTTCGCGGCCGTCGAGGCGGTGACGGCATGATCCTCCGCCGCCTCCTGCGCCGCCTCGCCGCCGCCCTGGTCGAGGAGGGCCGCCCCGACCACCCGCCGCGCGCGGTCCGCACCTCGTCCGCCCCGCTGTCCGACGTCGAGCGGGTCGCGATCGCCACGGGCGTCATGACCCAGCGCGGACCCGCCTGGGCCGACACCACGCCGCTCGGCGTGCACCGCCGACTCGCGCACGAGCTCGCCGAGATCCACGCCCTGCAGGCCGACGCCGAGGGCATGGAGATCGCGCACCACGACCTGCTGCTCGTCTCCGCCAAGTCCGGCACCCACATCCCCGACGTGCTCGCCCTCGAGGCGACCGCCTACCTCACCGCCGAGGAGACTTCCCGATGAACCCCACCTCGCGTCACGACGACGTCCACACCTTCGACCGGCCGGGCGCACCCCAGGCCTCCCTGCACGCCGCACTCGTCGAGGCGGAGCGCACCGGTGGCATGGTCCAGATCACCGGCCCGTCCTACGTCGACGCGCTGCGGGCCGAGTCCGGGCTGCCGGACCCCGCCAGCCTCCCCGACGACCCGGACCGCCCGGTCGGCGAGGTGATCGACGTCGTCCCGGGCGCGCTGGTCCGCCAGCCCGCGGGGTCGCGCCGCCCGGACCCCGCCGAGGTGCCGTCGTCGTCCCAGGGTGGGCTCGCCGCGCACATCCCGCTCGTCGAGACCCCGCAGGCCGCCCGCGACCTCATGGCCGGCGCCGGGATCGACCTCGCTGGCTTCGACCGCGCGCTCGCCCAGGCCCGCGAGGGTGCCGAGGAGCACGCCGACCGCCCCGTGCTCGCCGCCTACGACGACGGGCACGCCCAGGGCCACCGCGACGGACTGACGGCCGCGCTGCGGATCGTCGCGCGGTTCGAGGGCATGGCCGTCCAGACCGACCCGGCCTACGCCGCGCTGCTCGGCAACATCCGCGACGCGATCGCGGCGGAGGTGCAGCCATGATCCACGAGCTCAAGATCCGCGAGACCTGGTTCGACCGGGTCGCCGCTGGCGAGAAGCGGGCGGAGGTCCGCAAGCACGACCGCGACTTCCAGGTGGGCGACGCGCTCCGGCTGGTCCGGGTCGGCTCCTACGGCAACCCGACCTACCGGTTCGTCGAGCGCGACGAGCGCGGCCGGTTCGTGAACCAGCACGTCGAGGTGCCGCCGATCGATGTCCGCGTGACCCACGTACTGCCCGCCGCCCAGGCGGACGGCCTCACCGAGGGCTACTGCCTGCTGTCGGTCGAGGTGATCGCATGACCCGCAACGACCACCCCCAGCGCATCGACCAGGTGCTCGGCGACGCGCACGACGCGGCGAAACATGGCGTAGGCATGCGCGGTCTGGCCGCGTGCGTCGGCATGGCGCCGACGGTGCTGCGCCGGTTCTTGACCCGCCACGGCCGCGACGACCTCGTGGCGCCGCTGCTCGCCAACGACGAGTCGCTGCGATCCCAGGGCGTCCTCGACTTCGGAGGTGCCGCATGACCGCCCACGACACCCACCAGCACGCCGAGGCCGACCGCCGATCCCAGCCCGCGACGCCCGAGCTGACCCTGCAGGACGCGTGCGACTGGCTGCACCGCGAGGGCCTGGTCCCCACGGAGCGGATCGAGGGCGTCGTCGAGGACGGCGAGGTGTACGACCTCACGGCATGGGAGAGCCGGGTGAAGGCCGAGGCGCTGCGGGATGCAGCCTTGGTCGTCAACGACCAGGGGGACTCCTGGACCCTCTACGACCGCGCCGAGCGCATCCAGAGGGGTGAGGACCTGTGAGCCGCGCGAAGATCGTCGGCCGCCGGAGGGTCGTCGTCGAATCCTTCCCCGCCCGCGGCGGCGTCGGTCGGAGTTACCGGCGAGATGGCTGGTCCTACGCCTACGAGGTCACCGACTCCCAGGGCCAGGTCGTCGCCAGCGACAGCACCGGTGCCGGCGGGTGGCGCGGGCTCGTCCACGACGCCTCACGCCGGGTCGCCGCCGTCCGCACGGTCGAGCAGATCGGCCACCGACTGCGCCCGTACTGCGAGCTCGTCGACGAGGCGGGTGATGACCTGTGACCGCCACGACCGAGCTGCAGGGGATCGTCCTGGACCTCCCCGATGCCGAGTACCGCCAGGCGCCCGGCCTGTCGTCCACCGGGGTCAAGCACCTGCTGGACTCCCCCGCCCGGTACCAGTGGGAGCAGACGCACCGCACCGACAAGCGCGCCTTCGACCTCGGCCACGTGGTCCACGCCGTCATTCTCGGCGCCGGGCTCGACGTCGCCGTGATCGACCACCCCGACTACCGGACCAAGGCCGCCCGCGAGGAGCGCGACGAGGCCCGGGCCGAGGGCCACGCGCCGATCCTGCGCCACGAGTGGGAGCAGGTCGAGGTCATGGCCGCCGCGGTGCGCGAGCACCCCGACGCCGGGCCGCTGCTGACCGGGGGCGAACCGGAGGTCTCGCTGTTCTGGGACGACCCGGAGACCGGAGTCCGCTGCAAGGGCCGCCTGGACTACTGGCACTGCTCCGGCGTCGTCGTCGACCTCAAGTCCACCGGCCGCACCGCGGACCCGCGCCGCATCGACCGCCTCTCCTACGACCTTGGCTGGCACCAGCAGGCTGCGCACTACATGGCCGGCGTCGAGTGGGCCATGGGCGAGCGCCCCCGCTTCATCCACGTCGTGCTCGAGGTTGACGCCCCGCACTTCGTGTCCGTCGTCGAGCTCGATGACGAGTACCTCGCCGACGGCGCGGCCGACGTCCGCCTCGCCACCGACGCCTACGCCCACTGCCTGGCCACCGACGACTGGCCGGCCTACCCCGCAGGCATCCACACCATCGCGCCACCGAACTACGCGAAGCGCGCACGAGCACTGGAGATCGCATGAGCAACGTCTACTACGACCCCGAGAAGTTCGGGCTGCGCACCCTCGGCGAGCTGGACTTCTCGTCCGGTTCCTACGAGTTCGACCTGAGCGTCGTCTGGACCGACGGCACCGCGCTGTTCTGGGCCGACGACGCCGGGTGCTCCTGCCCCTCGCCGTTTGAGTCCGTCGGCCGCGACGACCTCTCGACCGGCTCGATCGACGCCCTGCGCCGCTACCTCCACGAGCGCCAGCAGGAGCAGTACACCCAGTACGTGAAGCACGACGAGGTCGTCGACTTCATCGCGCGTGTCCGCAAGGAGATGGCCAAGTGAACACCGACCTGACGACCACCGGAGCCACCGCGCTCACCATCGACCCGCAGCAGTCCGGCTTCACCGACATGCAGGTCTCCGCGCTGCAGCACATCGGCGTGCAGGACGCCTCTCCCGGCGACCTGGCCGTGTTCTTCCACGTCGTGCAGCGCACCGGCCTGGACCCGTTCGCCCGCCAGATCTACATGATCGGGCGCAAGACGAAGGACCAGCGCACCGGCGAGTGGACGACGAAGCAGACGATCCAGACCGGCATCGACGGCTTCCGTCTCATCGGCCGCCGGGCGTCCGCCCGCAGCGGCGACAGCGTCTCGGTCGCCGCGCCGCAGTGGTGCACCCGCGACGGGAAGTGGCTCGACGTCTGGTCCGGCGAGTGGGGCACCCCGCTCGCCGCCCGCGTCACCATCACCCGCGACGGCGACCCGTTCACCGCCGTGGCCATGTTCGACGAGTACAAGCAGACGAAGCGCGACGGCGGCCTGACCCAGATGTGGGCCCAGCGCCCCGCCGGCCAGATCGCGAAGTGCGCCGAGGCTGCCGCCTGGCGCATGGCCTTCCCGCAGGACCTCGCCGGGGTGTACTCCGACGACGAGCTGCAGCACGCGGACAGCCCGCCGCCGCAGCGCGCCCGCCGCCAGTCCGCCGCCGACGTGCTCGGAACCAGCGAGGCCGACCGACCAGCAGAGCCGGAGCCATCCGCCGACGCGCCATCGGCCCAGGCCGTCAAGGCGCTGTGGGCCACGCTCAACGAGGCCGGGATCAGCGAGGACCGCGACGAGCGGCTGCGCTGGATGAGCAACCATGTCGGCCGCGAGGTCGCCACGAGCAAGGACCTGACCGCGGCCGAGGTCTCGCAGCTGATCGACACCGCGAAGGCGAACGCTGAGTACGCCGCCGAGGTCGCCGCGACCTCTGAGGCGGGTGAGCAGGCGTGAGGACCCGCATCGATCCCGCCGAGGTCGCCCGGCTGCACGCCGAGGGCCTCGTCGACCGGGAGATCGCCGAGCGGATGGGCTGCTCCGGCAAGGGTGTCTACAACGTCCGCGGCCGACTCGGCCTGTCGCCCAACGGCGCCGGCGGACGAGGGCGCAGGGCTGCCGACGGGGGGCGACGGGCCGGTAAGGCAGTCGGCCGCCCACTGGTCCAGGACGGCGGGGCCACCCGCACCTACCCGACCGACTGGGCGCTCAAGGCGAGGTGCCGCGCCATCGGCCCGCAGGACGAGGACGCGGACCCGTTCTTCCACCCCGAGCAGGAGCGCGGCCCGATGCGGCGGATGCGCGAGCAGCGCGCCAAGGCCGTGTGCGCCGAGTGCCCCGTGGCCGGCCTGTGCCTGGAGGCTGCGATGCGGGTCGAGGGCGACGTCACCACGGGCCGCTACGGCGTCTACGGCGGCTACACGCCCGAGGAGCGCGTCGAGCTGCTGGCGCTGCGCCAGGCGGCCGACGACGTCGCCCAGACAGTGCGGGACGGCCAGACGCTGCAGGTGGTCGCATGAAGATCGTCGGACTCGACCTCTCCCTGACCAGCACCGGCGTCGCTGCGATCTGCGACGACGACACGGTCCCGGCCCCCTACGCCTTCGTCGACCGCATCACCAGCAAGCCGTCCGGCAGCACCCTCGAAGCCCGTAACCGGCGCCTCGCCATCATCGTCGACGCCGTCCATGGCTGGGTCCACGACGGGGCCGACCTCGTCGTCATCGAAGGCCTCGCCTACTCGTCCACGAGCGGCAAGGCCGCCGAGCGCGCCGGGCTCTGGTGGCTCGTCGTCCACCGCCTCATCGCGAACGGCTACCCGGTCGCCGAGGTCCCGCCGACCTCGCGCGCGAAGTACGCCACCGGCACCGGCAACGCGGCGAAGGACGCCGTGCTCGCCGCCGTCGTGCGGCGCTACCCGGACGTCGAGGTCACCGGCAACGACGAGGCGGACAGCCTCATCCTCGCCGCGATGGGTGCGCGGTGGCTGGGCCACCCGATCGACGACCTTCCGAAGTCCCATCTGGACGCCATGACCAAGGTCCAGTGGCCCGAAAGGAGCGACGCATGACGCCCGACGTTCGCGCCCTGTCCCAACGATTCTGGGGACGCTGGGCCGTCATGGTCATCCCCGGCGCACCAGATGCCTGCTGGCCTTGGGAGGGTCGCCTCGACGCCAAGGGCTACGGGTTCATCAAGGTGAACGGGAAGACCACCCGCGTGCACCGCGTCGCCTGGCTCCTGGCGAATGGCTCCTGGCCGCCGCCCGGAATGGTGGTCCGCCATCGCTGCGACAACCCTCCCTGCTGCAACCCGGCGCACCTCCAGCTCGGCACCGTCCGTGAGAACGTCGCCGACTGCATCGAGCGCGACCGTCGTGCCCATGGCGAGAGCCTTCGCCAGGCGAAGCTCACCGAGGCCGGCGTCCGCGACATCCGCCGACGAGCCGCGGCTGGCGAGGCGCACCGAGCGATCGCCGCCGACTACCGAGTGACCCGCCAGGCGATCACCTTGGTCGTGAAGCGCAAGAACTGGCGCCACGTCCTCGACGACCTGCCCGCCGCGCACCTGGCGGCCATGGCCAAGGTCGAGTGGCCGGAGGTGGTCCCGTGCTGATCGGCGCTCTGTTCGCCGGGTACGGCGGCCTCGACATCGCCACCGAGCGCGTGTTCGACGCCCGCACTGCGTGGGTGTCCGAGTTTGACGCCGCACCGTCGCGCATCCTCGCGCACCGGTTCCCCGACGCGCCGAACCTCGGGGACGTCACCAAGGTCGACTGGTCCGCCGTCGAGCCCGTCGACATCATCACCGGCGGCTCACCCTGCCAGGACCTCAGCCACGCCGGGAAGCGCGCGGGCATGAAGGCTGGCACCCGGTCCGGCCTGTGGGCGTCCATGTGCGACGCCATCGAAACGATCCGCCCGCGCTTCGTGGTGTGGGAGAACGTGAGAGGAGCACTCAGTGCCGGAGCCGATAGCGCGGTGGAACCCTGCCCGATCTGTGTGGGAGACGGAAGCGGTGTCACTCTGCGGGCACTCGGACGTGTTCTCGGAGACCTGGCCGAGCTCGGGTACGACGCGGCGTGGTGTGGCCTACGCGCTGCCGACGTGGGAGCCCCGCACGGACGCTTCCGGGTCTTCGTCCTCGCCTGGCCTGCCGACGCCGAGAGCGACCCGAGGGGGCTCGGCGACCGAGACCATGGCGCTGCTGCGGACCCCTACGGCGCAACTCGCGGTGAACGGGGGCTCGCAGCACCCGGACAAGCGGAAGGCGGGCGGTCACGGGCCGACGCTGGCCGACGAGGTGGAGCACCTGCTCCCGACGTGACCCTGCTGCCCACGCCAACAACTCGCGACGGCAAGGGGCGCAACCAGCGGGGCGACGACACGTGCCTCCCGGGCGCGCTACTGCCGACGCCCCGCGCGACAGACGGCACGAAGGGCGGACCGAACCAGCGCGGCAGCTCGGGCGACCTCATGCTCCCGAGCGCAGTCCGGCTCATGCCGACGCCGCGTGCGACTCACTGGGCCAAGACCTCGGAGCGTGCCCGGGTGGAGTACGGGTCCTCGGACTCCCTCCCGGACCTCGTCGACAAGCGGACGTTCGGCCAGTACGCCGACGCCATCGCCCGCTGGGAGCCTGTCGTCGGACGTCCTGCCCCCGCGCCCACCGAGCCCACCGGAAAAGGTGGAGTGCACCGCCTGAGCCCCCGGTTCGTCGAGTGGATGATGGGCCTCCCCGACGGCTGGGTCACCGACGTCGGGCTCTCCCGCAGCGAGCAGCTCAAGGCGCTCGGGAACGGCGTGGTGCCCCAGCAGGCCGAGGCCGCACTGGGGCACATGCTCACCGTTCGCTCTCTTGAGGCGGTGACGTCGTGACGTACTCGACGAGAGCCCGCCGCACGACGTCGGACACCGTCTCGCCGTTCTTCTCTGCCTGCTCGCGCGCCGCCGTCCACACCTCGTCCGAGACGCGCACGTTGCGGAGCGTGGTTCCTCGCGCCACGTCAGGCCCGACCGATGCGCGCGCCGACCGTGGCCCGACCGCCCGCACGCTCGCGGGAGTCGGCGGTCTCGCGCTGGGAGCGGACGACCTCGGCGCGCGTCATGCCGAACGAGATCACGTCGTCGGGAGCGCCCGCCGCCTCGAGAGCGTCAGCCTCGGCGCGCATGTTGGCGACGACCTGGGCGGTGCGGGCGGAGATGCGGCCTGCCTGGGTGCTGGTGACGGTGCTCATGGTGACTCCCTCGGTGGTCCCTGCGGTGCGTGTACCCACACCCTAACACCATGTGTACCTACACCGTCAACCCGAGAGCGGGTGAAGACCTCGTGACGCCCTGCCCGCGCTGCCGCCGCTACGTCGGCACGACCGTCTGGGCCCGGATGTGGCACCTGCAGGTCCACGGCTGCCCACCACCACGAGAGGAGGGGTGATGGCTGTTCCGCGCTTCGAGGGCCAGTCCGACGCCGAGGCCGCCGTCATGGCGATCTGGGCGACGGTCGGCGTCGCCATGGATGTGGCCGCCGGTCGCGCCCTCGACCCCAACTCATACCCCCTCGTCCCGCTGGGGCGCGACGCCGCCGCGTCGCACTTCATCCGCAAGACGCTCGGCGATCTTCTCGAACTCGGCTACTGCCCGGAGGGCTGGGAGAAGGCGTTCATGGGACCCCTCCCTGGCGATCCCAGCTGGGGCGGTTCGTGATGGGCGCCCGCAACGTCTCGGCCGTGTTCACGCTCTGGCCCGATCTGCCGCCCGCCCCGAAGGTGCTGCTGCTCGGCATGGCCCTGGTGGCACTGGACAACCCGAGCGACAAGGGTCGGCCGGCGCGAGTGTTCTTCGGCGGCGAGGACACGCTCTGCGAGTACTCGGGGCGCTCTCGATCGGCCACCTACCGAGCACTGTCGCTGCTCCGCGAGGCGGGCGCGGTCGAGGTCATTGACGCCGGCCGGAACCGTCACCGGGCTGTGTACAAGCTCGTCCTGACCGCCGAAGAGGTCGAGGCGAAGCGTCCGAACCTTGGGACCGGGAAGGGTCCCAACCTTGAGACGGAAGGGTCCGAAGGTTCGGACCGGAAGGGTCCCACAAACGCGACCCCTAGGAACCACGGAGGAAGAGACCAGGAATCACGGGGAGGAGATATCTCCAGCAAGGTTCCCGTCTCACCTGCCGCTGTGGACGACGACGCAGACCCCGATTCCACCCTGACCGACGCCGAACGAACCGAGCGGCACAACCGGCAGCTCATCGAGACCCACGGACTCATCCCGGCACTGCGACTCATCGAGGGAGGCAAGACCGCATGAGCACCGACCACCGAGCCCGCTGCGCCACCCACCACCACAGGCTCCCGTGCCCCATGCATGCCGCCGACCACAAGGCCGGCGACCACACCGGCCGCCCGCAGGCCGACTGCCCCGACTGCGCCACCCCCGCACCCACCCCCGACGCCGCCCGAGCCGCGGGGAACGACCTGGAGGACTCATGACCCAGCCCACGAAGTACCGCAAGCTCCCCGTCGAGATCGAGGCCGTCCGGTTCGACGGCACCAACGCCCAGCAGGTCGCCGAGTGGATCGGTGAGGAACAGGACGGCTGGACCTACAGCGACCGGAACGACTTCTACGAGATCGAGACGCTCGAGGGAACCATGACCGCCCTGCCTGGCGACTGGATCATCCGCGGCGTGCAGGGCGAGTTCTACCCCTGCAAGCCCGACATCTTCGCCGCCACCTACGAGGCCGTGGAGGACTGACCGATGACCGACTTCCGAGAGGCGCTCGCGTGCGCCATCGCACCGAGCCTGGTGGACCGCCAGAACCGCCTCGACAAGGCGCTCTCGCAGCTCGACGTGCTCGGCCTGACCGACGACGAGAAGCGCCAGGCTCTCGACGCCACGACGAAGCTCGCAGCCTCCGGCGCGCTGCACGAACCCGAGCTCGTCTACGTCCTGTGCCGGATCGCGGCCCAGGGGTGCATCACCGATGCCGACCTCGCCGCGCTGGAACACGCGGGAATCAAGGACCGCACCCATGGACGGAGCACCCGATGACCGAGACGCCCGGCATCGAGACGACGCCCGAGCGCATTGGGGAGCGCTTCTGGCCCAGGGTGCAGATCACCGGCTTCTGCTGGGAGTGGTCCGCCGGACATGACCAGAAGGGCTACGGGTACTTCTACGTGGGCAAGACGACGCTCCGCGCGGAGGAGTGGGAGAAGCGGCACTACGACTTCCACACCGAGTGCCTGCTCGCGCTGGTCGAGGGCGAGATCGAGAGGAGCACGACATGAGCGCGTGCATCAGCCGACACGGCGAGTACAGCGACCACGAGCCAGACGAGACCTACGCCTGCCGCCTGTGCGGAGCGATCGACACCGACGCCCTCGTTGCCGAGGTGCGGCGCCTCACGCAGTGGAAGGCCGAAGCGCTCGAGGTGCTGTCCGGCTGGGAGAGCGTCTGGGAATCGCTGGGCAGGCCGGGACAGCTCGGGCAGCCGAAGTCCACCGGAGTGTTGGCCGAGGTGCGGCAGCTGACCGAGGAGCAGGACCGGGTCGTCACGCTGGCGGCAGCGGACCGGGACTACGCCTACATGCTTGAGGGCGTCGTGGAGCGGGTGGAGGCGCTGGTGTTCCCGCTGGAGGACGGCGGCCCCACCGACGACGAGACCCTGAGCGTCCGGGACCTCCGCGCCGCACTGCACCCGCAGGAGCCGCACGCGCCCGCCCAGGACGCGGGGAGCGGGTCGGACGGGGCCGAGGGCGCGGGGGGCGGGAACGGGGCTCAGATCGCCGGGAGCGACCGCAAGCGGTACGTCGTCACGGTGCCTTCGTGCAACTGCGACGCCGAGAGCACCTTCGTCGAGCTGACCGAGGAGGAGGTGGCGCTGCTGGAGCGCGTCGACAAGGCCCTCGACCCGCTCGCGGGGATCGGCGTCGAGCCGGTCGAGGAGGCCGAGGAGTGGCACCTGGACGCCGCCGAACGGCACGCCCGCTGGAACGCCATCGAGACGGAGGAGCCATGAGCCCGCACATCGCCTGGCAGCGGGCGACAGACGACGTCGAGCGACGTGTGTCCGCGCTCGAGGACGCCCGTGACGAGCAGTGCCCCCGGTGGATCGCCGCCACTGCGACTGCGCTCGTCTTCCTCGCCAACCTCGCCCGATGGGAGAAGTCATGACCCTGGACGAACTGCCACTGGGGACGGTGCTCGACGAGCTCGCCAGCACCTACGAGACCGTGGCCAGCCTGCCTGCCGTCGTCGAGCGCATCGGCGGGGCCAGCACCGGCAAGCCCGGATCGAAGCTGCCGCCCGGGATGAGCGAGACGCTGGACGTCGACGAGCACGAGCGGGCCGTCCACGAGCTCGACGAGTGGGCCGAGTTCGTCGGCCACGTCCTGCTCGACGAGGGGCTCGCCGGCCCCGTGCCGGACTCGACGCCCGGACGCCTGCGGTTCGCCGCGACCTGGTCCACGGTCGTCGAGAACCACCCGGACATCATGCTGCGGTACGCGCTGCAGCAGGACGCCCGCGAGCACCTGGTCACGATGCGGCGGCTGTCGCGGCGGGGGACGCGGAAGGTGCGCACCGAGAGCGCGTGCATGGACGTGGCGTGCACGGGCCAGTTCGTGGCGACCATCGACGGCCCGGAGGTGGACGGCTACATCGTCTGCGACCGCTGCGGCATGCGCGTCGAGAAGGACGTGTGGGAGCGGTGGGGCTCGAGGTCCGAGTGGATCACCGTCGAGCGGGCCATGACCATCCTCGGCGTCACGACCAAGCAGGCCGTGTGGCAGCGTGCCAAGCGCGGGAAGTGGCGGCGGCAGGGCGACGGGCGACACGTGAGGTACCACGCGGAAGACGTCCGCGGGGAGACGAGTGGAAGGATGAGCGCATGATCGACCTGGAGAACATCGGGCCGGCGGACATCGGCAAGGCGTTCCGTGTCACGCACCGGCTCGGCGCGGTCGAGGGCCCGCTGACGCACGTCGAGTGGGACACGGGAGCCGTCGAGGACTCGGTGGCCTGCGAGGCCACGCCTCGCTACGTCGCCGGTGCGACGACCGTCAGGCTCACCATCGGCGGCCAGAGGTTCACGTTCGAGCAGACCGGCCACGGCTACCGCGGCCCGGGCATCGAGCGGGTGGGCGCATGACGATCGTCGAGTTCCTGACCGCACGCCTGGACGAGGACGAGGCGGTGGCGCGAGCACTCATCGGGTCGCCGCTCGCTGGTGAGTTGATGGGTGCGGGCGTCCCGCTACCTCGCACCCCGGAAGGCCTGAGGTTCATGGCGTACAACCTGCCTCAGCGTGTGCTGATCGAGGTCGAGGCGAAGCGGCGGATCGTGGCGCTGCACAGCGGCGACGCGGCGTGGTGCAGCTGGTCGCAGGACGCGAACGAGCGCCACGGCGACGGGCCCGACTGTGACACGCTCCGCCTGCTCGCGCTACCCCATGCCGACCACCCGGACTACGACGAGGCGTGGAGGCTGTGACCAGCATCCATAGGCGCACGGCGCGTCAGTAGCGCAACCGATAGGCGCGGGCTATGCTGACAACTGTCAGCGCAACCAGTGCGCCCCGAAGGCCCTCCACCTCACGTAGGCGGGGGGCCTTCGGCGTACCCGGGGAGGTGTGCATCGTGCGCACCGTCGTCCTCCTGTGCGGGCCACCCGGCGCCGGCAAGACCACGCTTGCCCGCCAGTCCGACCTCGAGGTGTACGACCGGGACGACCCGCGATGGGAGTCCGAGTCCCACTTCACCCGCACCATCGCCCTGCTACGCACCAACCCGGGGGCACGGGCCGTGGTCATCCGGTCGGGTGCCACCACCTCCGCCCGCCGCAAGGCTGCCGCCCTGATCGGCGCCACCCACACCTACCTGGTGGACCCCGGGCGGGCCGAGGCCATGCACCGGGTCAAGGGGCGTGGGCGGGACGGGTGGAGGAGGGAGTGCCAGGGCGTGCTGCGCTGGTACGCAACCCACGACACCGACGACCGCGTGCAGGCTTTCCCCGGATGGGACCAGCTCGGGCCCGCCGCACTGCCGCCCGCTCCGCCCGTCCGCACCGTGAGGCGCACCGCCGCGGCCCGAGGCTACGGCGCAGCGCACCGCCGAGAGCGCGCGAGGTGGCAACGCACCGTCGACCAGGGCCTCGCGAGCTGCGCACGCTGCCACGGCCCGATCTTGCCCGGTGAGCAGTGGGACCTCGGGCACACCGACGACCGCACTGGCTGGACCGGACCCGAGCACCCTTCCTGCAACCGCTCAGCAGGCGGCCGCAACGGCAACCGAGTCGCTCGGGAGCGTCAGCAGATGGTCCGACGCGGCTGGTTCGACTGACGGCTCGCGAAATAGGACATAAGGGGTAGGGGTGGGTCCGAAGTTGGGCCGGCCGGCCGCCTCGACCCCCGGGCGCATGGACTTTCACACACAGAGCTCTCAGGTTCGGCGAGGGGGTCCGGGGTGAGCGATCGACTCGACCGCCTCAAGGCGCTGGCCGACACCCTCGAGGACTCGATAGCCCAGGCGGACCCGGAGAAGCGCGGCCCGCTCGCGGCCCAGTTCCGGGCAACCCTCGCGGACATCGAAGCGCTCGACCAGGACGCGAAGGCGGGTGACCCGATTGACGAGCTCGCCAAGCGCAGGTCTGCTCGTGGAGCAGGCACCGCCTCGGGTGAAGATCGCCCCGCCCGGGGGTCGCGCTAACTCCTGGGAGGACGTCGCTGACCTGTCGACGGCGTTCGGGCTGACGCTCGACCCGTGGCAGGAGCTGGTGCTGCAGTGCGCGATGGCTGAGCGTGCCGACGGCCGCTGGACTGCGAGCCGCGTCGGCCTGTCCGTGCCGCGGCAGAACGGGAAGTCTCAGCTCATCGTGTCCCGCGCCCTGGCCGGCTCGCTGTTGTTCGGCGAGAAGACGGTCATCGTGTCGGCGCACCAGCAGGACACGGCGCGCGAGACCTTCATGAAATTCATGGAGCTGATCGAGGCCAACCCTGCGCTCGAGGCTCGCCTGTCCGGCGGCAGCATCCGCACGGGCATCATGAACGCGTTCAACCGTGAACAGATCAAGTTCGCCAACGGCTCGGTCGTCAAGTTCAAGGCCCGGTCGGCACCCGGTGGTCGCGGCTTCTCGTGCGACGCGCTATTCCTCGACGAAGCGCAGATCCTCAGCGCCCGAGCGTGGGCGTCGATCAACTCGACGATGTCGGCCCGCCCGAACCCGCAGGTGTGGCTCCTGGGCACACCGCCCACCCCCGAGGACGACGGCGACGTATTCGCCCGCGCTCGCGACTCGGCGATGGACGGGTCGAGCACTCGGTCGGCGTATCTGGAGTGGTCCGCCGACCCTGCCGACGACCCGGCGCTCGAGGAGACGCGCGCGAAGGCGAACCCAGCGTGGAACAGCCGGATCAACCACGACGTGGTGCAAGGCGAGTACGAGACGTACTCGCCCGAGCAGTTCGCCCGGGAGCGGCTAGGCATCTGGGACGAGGACGTGCTCGACGTGTTCGCCGGCGCCTGGCCCCGCTGCAAGGGCGAGCCGCCGACGGTCCCGCCGGTGCGCCTGGCGGTCGCATGCGACCCCGACCAGTCCCAGGGCGCGATCCTCGCCTCGGCGGTCGACGAGGACGGGATTGTGCACGTTCGCCCGCTGCGCTACGAGCGCGGCACGGGGTGGCTCGTCGAGGCTGCGGCCGAGCTTGCCCGCGAGCTCGGAACGCCGGTCGTCGTCGACGGTGGCGGCCCGGCCGCCTCGCTGGTGCCAGACCTGAACGCCGCCGGCGTGCCGCTGCGAACCCTCAAGACGTCCGAGTTCCTCGACGCCTGCGCGGAGTTCCACCAGCTCGTGATGACCCAGCGGCTACGACATGCCGACTACGCCGAACTCAACGACGCGGTGCGCGTCGCCGTCAAGCGCCCGGTCCAGGATCGCTGGGCATGGGGGCGCCGGAAGTCCGCCGGCGATATCAGTCTGCTGGAGGCCGCAACCCTCGCTACCTGGGACGCACTGCATCCGCTCAAGACGAAGACCCCGACCGTGCATCGCTGGCCTGCTACCGCTGGGAGGTGAGCCCGTGGGCTTCCTGTCTCGCCTCTCCGCGCTGATCCCGACCCCTCCGACGGCCGCGCCGCCCGAGCGCCGCGAGTTCACCCCGTCGGTGCCGACCAACTTCGAGTCCGGCCTGTCGAGCGCCGGCGAGCACGTATCCGAGCGCACGGCCATGCGGTCGGTCGCCGTGTACGCCTGCGTGAAGCTGCTCGCCGACAACATCGCGACGCTGCCGATGGACTGCCTGCGCAAGGTCGACGGCATCCGCCAGGAGGTGCCGCGAACGCCAGCGCTCGTCCGGCGCCCGAACCCGTCGATGACCAACGTGGACTTCTACAGCCAGGTCGTGACGTCACTCGCCCTGCGCGGCAACGCCTACCTGATCGTCCAGGCGCGCGACGCCCTGGAGTACCCATCGAGCCTGCTGCCGGTCCATCCAGACGACGTGCAGATCGAGATCGACGAGCGCACCTACGCCGTGACGTACCGCTTCGGTGGGGAGGTCATCCCGGCCGCCGACATGGTGCACATCCCGCGACTGCGCGCCCCGGGCGCCGCGCTGGGCATCTCTCCCATCGGCGAGGCGGCGCAGTCGATCGGCCTGGACCTCGCAGCGCGCAAGTACGGTGCGAAGTGGTTCGGCGAGTCCGCGGACCCGTCATCGGTGCTCGAGTCGGCCGACGACCTGACCCAGGAGCAGGCCGACCGCAACATGGAGGCCTGGATCGACTCGCACGGCGGCAAGCGCCACCCCGCGATGCTGTCCGGCGGCCTGACGTACCGGCGCATCTCCATCACGCCCGAGGAGTCGCAGTTCCTCGAGACGCGCCGCTTCCAGACCGGCGAGATCGCCCGACTCTTCGGCGTGCCGCCGCACATGATCGGCGACACCGAGCGGTCAACGTCATGGGGCTCCGGGATCGAACAGCAGTCCATCGGATTCGTGCGGTTCAACCTGCGCCCGTGGCTGACCGTCATCGAGCAGGCGATCTCTGACCTGCTCCCCCGGGGGCAGTTCGTCCGCTTCAACGTCGAGGCGCTGCTGCGCGGCGACACCAAGGCCCGCTACGACGCCTACGTCTCGGCGCGCAATGCCGGTTGGCTGAACGTCAACGAGATCCGCGAGCTGGAGGACCGTGCCCCCGTCGAGGGCGGCGACGAGTACCTGCAGCCGCTCAACATGGGCCCTCTCGGGTCCGACCCGCTCGCAGACAAGGGCGGCGACCAGGGAGGTTCCGATGGACCGCAGGAGTGACCTGCTCGGCACGCGTGAGCGTCGCCTGATGACCGCACCCATGCAGGTGCGCGCCGATGGCGACGACACGCTCGTCGTCGAGGGGTACGCGAGCGTCTTCGAGTCGCCCTACGACATCTGGGGAGGACCCGACAAGGGCGGTTTCACCGAGATCATCGATCGTCGTGCCTTCGACAAGACGCTCAAGTCGAACGCGGACGTCCCCCTGCTGCTCAACCACGGCGGCATGCCTCTGGCGCGCACCAAGTCGGGCACGCTGCAGCTCTCGACCGACAAGCACGGCCTCAAGATGCGTGCCGAGCTCGACCGGCGCGACCCCGAGGTGCAGTCCCTCGGGGTCAAGCTCGAGCGCGGCGACATGGACGAGATGAGCTTCGCGTTCTACGCGATCCGCGAGCAGTGGGACGACGAGAAGGCCGAGCGTCGGCTGACCGAGGTGTCGATCCACAAGGGTGACGTCTCGATCGTGAACTACGGCGCGAACTCGGCCACCTCCGTCGGGCTCGTCGACGCCGTGCGCGCTCTGGCCGAGGCCGACGAGTCCGAACTCGCCGCAGCGCGCTCCAGCCTCGACCGCGCTGAGGCCGAGGCCGCCCAGCGCCACCTCAACGCGTACCTGCGCGCACAGCGCGGTGCACGCACCACGACTTCCCTCGCCGCCGCCCGTGCGGTCATCGAGGGCCTGGCCTGACCTCAGGCCACCCGCAACACCCCGTTCGCGCCGTCACCCCACGCCCCCGCGCCGCAGCAGCACTGCACCCGGGCCGCGTCGCCGTGCCACCCGAGCGATCCCCCGCAACCCACTACCCGGACACCGGGAGAAGGGAGATGCCGTCATGGACGAGCGTCTCAAGCGGCTGATCGCCAAGCGCGAGGCAGCCCAGAAGGAGCGCGAGCAGCTGCTCGCCCAGCGCAAGGCCATCGTCGAGGTGGCTGAGGACGAGGCCCGCGAGGACCTCTCCGAGGAGGAGGACACGGAGTTCCGCGGCCTCACCGCCAAGATCAAGGACAAGGACGGCGAGATCGCCCGCTTCGACGAGCGGATCTCCGAGCTGTCCGAGGAGGCCGAGCGCGAGGCCAACATCACCGACGGGGCTCGCGCCGTGCAGCGCGCACGCCGCCGCGCGGAGGTCGTCTCCGAGGAGGCCACGTACCGCCAGGACGGGCGCGCGTCCTACTTCCGGGACATCGTCTCGGTCGGCCTCAACATGGACGGCGATGGCGGTGCCCGGCAGCGCCTCGACCGCCACGCCCAGGAGGTCAAGGAGGCCAAGGGCGAGTACCGCGACCTGACGCGCACCGACGGCGAGGGCGGATTCTTCGTCCCGCCGGCGTGGCTCATGTCGCAGTGGGTGGAGCTGGCCCGTGCCGGCCGCCCGACGGCGAACGTCGTGCCCGGCGAGCCCCTGCCGCCCGGCACGGACTCGATCAACGTCCCGAAGGTCGCCACCGGCACCTCGACGGCGATCCAGACCGCGGACAACGCGGCCGTCTCCGAGACGGACCTGACCGACACCTCGGTGCCGGCGCCCGTGCGCACCATCGCCGGTCAGCAGGACATCGCGGTGCAGCTGCTCGAGCAGTCTCCGGTCAGCTTCGACCAGGTCATCTTCGGTGACCTGGTGGGTGACTACGCGACCAAGCTCGACCAGGGCGTCCTCTCCGGAACCGGGTCGAACGGCCAGGTGGTCGGCATCCGGAACACGGCCGGCATCGGGACCGTCGCGGTCGCTGCGGCCACGGTCGCCGCCATCTACGGAGGCATCGCCCAGGCCACGTCGCAGATCAACACGAGCCGGTTCCGCCCGGCCACGGTGATCGTCATGCACCCGCGCCGCTGGTCGTGGCTGCTGGGCCAGCTCGACTCGAACGACCGCCCCCTGGTCGTGCCGGGCGCGCAGGCCCCGCAGAACTCGCTCGCGTCGTTCGGCTCCCTCGGGGCCGAGGGTGTCGTCGGCACTCTGCTCGGCCTGCCGGTCGTGCTGGACGCCTCGATCCCCACGACGCTGGGCACCGAGTCCAACGAGGACGTCATCCTCGTGATGAAGGCCGACGACCTGCGCCTGTGGGAGTCCGGCATCCGCACCCGCGTCTACCCCTCGGTCGGCTCGGGCACCCTCACGGTCCGCCTGCAGGTGTACGGCTACCTCGCCTTCACCGCCGGCCGCTACCCGCAGTCGGTCGTGGAGCTCACCGGCGCCGGGCTCGTCGACCCGTACGCCTGATCCACGCAGGGGCGCCCGGCAGCACGTCGGGCGCCCCTCGCTCATCGAGAGGACGAGCCATGGCTCTGAGCAAGAACCGCGCCGGTGCGCCGGCGACACGCGACTACGACGCCGACCGCAAGGCCGCCACCGAGCGACTGCTCGCCCGCGCCGAGCGTCAGGGCGACAGCGCGACCGCCGAGAAGGCTGCCGCCATGCTCGGCCGCAAGCCCAAGGGTCGCGGCCGCACCCCGGCCAAGGAGAACGCCGCCGAGCGCCAGGCACCCGAGACCGCCAAGGACTGACGTGGTCCGCGTCGACACCCACTACCCGCTGCTGCGGGCCCGGCGTGAGCGGGACGCCACAGCCGCTCTCGTGCCGGTGGTCGACGCGATCACGGATGACCTGGCCGCCCGCCTGTCGACCGGGGCGAGGATCACCGTCCCGGCCGCCCTGCGCCGAGACCTGCGCGACGTCATCCACGCCGAGCTGACGACCACCGCGGACGAGGCCGGCCAGCGCGTCGCCCTGGCTCTCGGTGACGAGCGGGCCCGCAAGTGGGACCCCGAGGTGATGCAACCGTGGCTGCGCAAGACGGCCGCGAGCATCGCCGACGGCGAAACGGAGTACTGGGCACGGCTCGTGCGCTACTTCGCCGAGAACCCCGACGAGGCGACCGACGCGGCGATGGACGCACTGGTCGTGCGCATCTCCAAGCAGGCGCCTGCCCTGGCTGGTGACATGGTCACGGCCTCGATCAGCTTCGCTGCGCAGGATGCCGGCGAGGCCAACGACGCCGAGTTCAAGGTCTGGCGCGTCAACTCGACGAACCCGCGCGAGTCGCACGCCGCACTGTCCGGCGAGACCGTGCCCATGCGGGAGTCGTTCTCCAACGGGCTGCGCCAGCCCGGCGCCCGCGGCCCTGCCGAGGAAACGGCCAACTGTCGCTGCTCGATCGACATCGTCAAGGGGGACTCATGACGAATGACATGGTCGGCCCTGAGGACCTCGACGACCGACCCGGCGCCCCGTTCTCCGAGACCGAGGTCGACGCCGCCGTGGCCGCCATGCGCAAGACGGCAGGGTGGCACATCGCCCCCAAGCGCCCTAGCGAGACCGTCTACCTCGACGTGGGCATGCGGGAGCGGGTGCTGCGGCTGCCCACCCTCAAGCTCGACGAGATCGCCGACGTCCGCGACGCGACAGGCGACGACCCGGTCACGATCGAGCCGGGCGGGTACCGGGCCTCGCGCAGGACCGGGCTCGTGCGCCGCACTGGGGGCTACTGGCCGGCAGGGTACGAGGCGGTCGAGGTCGACATGACCCACGGCTACGACGAGACCCCGCCGGACCTTCTGCCGCTGATCGCGCAACTTGCCCTCACCGAGCGCCGCGACCGGTCCGTGCGCACCGTGTCGGTCGACGACGCGTCCACGACCTACGCGAACGCCACGACGGCGCTGGCGGGCATCGCTGGTCGGACTGGCGCCCTGGCGCCCTACGTGATCCCGGTCGTGCGATGAGCATGCTCGACGCGATCGCTGCGGCCATCGGTCCGATGCGACGCCAGGCCGAGTCCCTCATGGTCGACCTCTGCACGGTTGGCCGCCCCGGCGAGCCGGTCATGGACCCCGAGACGGGCGTCGTGACCACGCCGGCGATCGAGGTCTACACCGGCCCCTGCAAGATCCAGACCTACGCCCCACACGAGCAGACCCCGGAGGCCGGCTCGTCCTCGCCGACGGTGCAGCGGTACTCGATCCATCTACCCGTCACCGCGGGCCCGGTGCACGTAGGTGACGTCGTCTCGGTCGGCTCCCGCCGCTTCCGCATCACCGCCCCGTTCGACAAGACGTGGATGACCGCGCAGCGGCACTACGTCGACGAGCTCACGACCGTCGAGGAGGCGTGATGACCGGCATCTCGTTCGACACCTCCGAGCTGCGCACCCTCTCGGCAGACCTGGCCGCGGCGCCCGAGAGTGCCGCCAAGAAGGTCCCCGCGATCCTGGGGCGAGGCGCGAAGAACATCCGCGACCAGATGCGCTCCGAGGCCGAGAAGAGCCGCCGGTACTTCAAGCTCGGCTACACGATCGACTACGAGAAGGTCCGCGAGGAGGGCACGTCGTTCTCCACGGAGATCGGCCCGAACCGCGCCCGCCACGAGCAGGCCAAGCTCGCGCACGTCGCGTACTTCGGTGGCGTGCACGGCGGTGGCGGCACGCTGCCGGACCCGCAGGGCGCGCTGGACGCCGAGGCGCCGGAGGTCATGAAGTACCTGGCGCGCGAAGCGGCGGACGTCTTCTGATGCTCGCGCACCTGCAGGCGCTGGAGGCGTCCCTGGCGACGCTGGGGCGCCCGGTGCACCGGATCTACGCGCCGGACGACGCGCTGGCCGACCTGCCGTACCTCGTGCTCGAGGCGCCCGGCTGGGGCGGCGTGCTCGACATGCCGGTCTGTGGCACCTCGCATTCCCTGCACACGACCTTCCGCGTGAAGGCCGTCGGGGCGAACCCGGACTCCGTGCTGCTCACGCTGCGCCGGGTCCGGGCGCTGTGGTCGCCGGCTCACGAGTGGACCACGGTCCCAATGCCCGGGCGCCTACTGCAGGTCCACTACGAGCGATCCGAGGCCGTCTTCGTCGACCGCGACGTGACCATGCCGGCCTCGAACACCCATCCGGGCGTCGGCGTCGAGACGTACTCGCTCGACTCTCAGCCCGCCTGACCCCTACCCACCCGACCCCGTCGCGCCAGCGTGCGGGGTTCTCGCCATGCCCCCAGGAGGCTCATCGTGCTCGTCGACGCCTACGACAACCGCACCGGCAAGAAGCTCCCGAACCGGGTGCCCGCCAAGGCCATCGGTCACCCGGTGGTCGGCCCGCACCTGTCCCGTACTCCGCGGTCGAAGGCCGCGGGCAAGAAGGCCGCGCCGTCGGCGCCGGCCAAGTCCACCGAGACCCCGGTCGCCGGGGAAGGAAAGGAGTGAGCCATGCTCACGCTCGCTGACGGCCGTACCCGGGTCGACGTCACGCTGACCATGCCCGAGGGCTACGACGAGGGGGACTTCGCCGAGCCCCTGGAGCTCACGCTCACGGACCTCACGGCCCTGATCGACGCCACGTGCCAGATCAACAAGCCGGACTACCGGCTCTCTGCGTCCGCGTCGGACACGGTGCCGGACCAGCCACTGTGCCGGTCCGGGAACGCGACGACGTTCGGCAACTCGAACTACGAGGGCACGGTCACGGTCCTGCGCGAGCTGGACGAGACCGGCCACGTCGACGCCGCCGAGGACACCCTCTTCACCGCGATCGGCGAGAAGGGCGTGATGGCGTACTTCGTCGAGCGGATCGGGCCGAAGGCCACCGTCGCGCTCGCCGAGGGCGACGAGGGCTGGATCTACGAGGCCCTGACGGACGAGCCGCAGGAGCCCTCCGACCGCTCGGGCTACGTCAAGAACATCGTGCCGCTGGGCATCCAGTCCCGGCGCCGGTTCGCGATCGTCGCTGGCCCCTGACAGACCCCCGGCCCGCGCGTCTCACAGGTGCGCGCGGGCCGGGCACCACCCCTGACCTGTGACCTGACCTGTGGACCTGTGAGGAGAGACCTGTGGACCAGACCAAGGACGCCGCCGGCGTCACCGAGGACTTCGACCTGCTGGCCTTCGTGGAGACCGGCACCATCGCGACCCGTGAGGTCGTGATCTACACCGACCACGAGGCCGCGCGCCGCTGCCAGGAGATCGAGGCCGCGCTCGACGCGCTCGACGACGACGGCCCCGACGACCGCAAGCAGGACGCGCCCCTGGGCGCCGAGTCCGACGAGACCCGCCGCGCCGAGCTCGAGGCGGAGGCCGAGCAGTGGCTCGAGCGGCTGCAGGCCTCCAAGATGACCTGGACCGTGCGGGCGCTGTCGAACGACGAGATCAAGGCCTCCTTCGACGTCGTCGCGGCGCCGAAGATGCCGGTCCCGCCGAAGGAGGGCGTGGCCCAGGCGATCAAGGACCGGTGGCACGAGCGCGTCGAGGAGTACGGCCGCAAGAAGGCCGAGGCCGACGAGGACCGCAACCTCGTGCTGGTCGCCAACGCCGTCGTCGGGATTGAGACGCCGGCGGGCTCCACCGGCTCCGTGACCGTCGAGCAGCTCAAGGCGCTGCGGTCCAAGCCGCACGGCCAGCAGTGGATCGACCGGCTGTACACCGCTGTGGACGCGGCGACCTCGGACGAGGTCGAGCCGCCGGTCCCTACGTCGCCCGGGCGCTCCACGAGCTCCCGGGGCTGACCCACGCCCTCCGGGTCGCGCAGAAGTGGTCTGTGCGCCCGGAGGCCTACCTCGGCCTCGGCAAGCCGAACCGGCCGTGGACGAACCGTGACCGGGTGCTCGCTGGCGGGCTGGTCTACCTCGAGCAGTCCCTGAACGCGCACGGCATCCCGTCGTGGGTCGCTCAGGACCCGGACCGGATCTTCGACGTCGACGAGGTCGTGGACCATGCGGCGGCGCTCGTCGAGGATACGCAGGCCGAGTACGCGAGCAACCCGACCGCCGACACCCACGGCCTGCGCATCACCGTGCAGGACAAGGGGCCGCGGGGGTCTCAGTTGGCCGGGGAGTAGAAGGTGATCTCCGGCTCTCCGGACTCCATGCTGCACTCCCAGTGCGCGTAGGGGCGCTCCTCGCCACCGACGATCTGGCCGATCGTGCCCTTGATGAAGTCGCCGTCGGTGAACGTCACCTCGGTGAAGCGGTTGTCGCCGCCGTAGGTGCTACTCGCAAGGCTCCGACACTGGCTTCCTGCGGACTCGCCGCCGCTGAACGACGAGATCGTGCACGAGGCGATCAGCAGCAGCACCAGCCCTGCCGGTACGGCACAGCCCCACAGAAGGCAGCCGTTGCCGCCCTTCTTGGCCCCCTCGGGCGCCTCCTCGGTCACCAGCCCTGCTCCTTGACGTCGATGCAGCGCTCGCCCGTCTGCGGGGCGCGATCGAGCGGCCCAACGCCTTCGAAGGTGCAGTAGTAGCCGTCAGTGCGCCGATCCTGCTCGCGCGCTTCGTACACCTGGACGGCCGTGTAGATCGCTCCCACGACCACGAGGACGCCGAGGATCACGAACATCGGCGCCGACCTCCACCACGGCGCATACGTCTTCGTCTCCTGGGCAGTCATCGACCCATCGTCTCAGAACTTCATACCGACCGGGGGGTGATCTCGTGGCTGATGAGCGCTCCTGCGGGATCGACGGATGCGACCGGGCCCTCCGGCCGGGAAGCGGCCGAGGCATGTGCGGGATGCACTACCAGCGTTGGCGGACTCACGGCGACCCGCTGTACGTCACCCCGCGAACCAAGGTGGTCGGCGTCGGCAAGTGCTCGATCGACGGGTGCTCGGGAGTCGTCCAGGCCCGCGGATGGTGCACCAGGCACTGGACGCGATGGCATCGCCACGGTAGCCCTACGGCCCGAGCTCGTGGCGAGGTCGTCGACGGTCGGAAGGTGTGCCCGAGGTGCGGCGTCGATACCCCGGTGGTCGAGCTGCGAGGCCCGTACTGCCGAGAGTGCAGCAACCGTCGCGCGGCGGAGTGGAAGAGGAAGAACCCGCGCGACCGCGTGACGAAGTATCTCGACGCCCGCCGCGCCCGCGTGCTGGGCGCAGAGTTCGAGGTCTTCGACCGGGTCGAGATCTTCGAGCGAGACGGCTGGGTCTGCGGCATCTGCGATGAGCCCGTGGATCGAGGCATCGCCTGGCCTGACCCGATGAGCCCGAGCCTGGATCGCGTCGTGCCGATCGCACGCGGGGGCTCCCACACGCGCGCCAACACCCAGTGCTCGCACCTCACCTGCAACACCGCCAAGGGTGCCCGAGAGGAGGTCGCCTGATGGCCGATGACAGGACTGTCCGCGTCGTGATGCGGGCCGAGATCGGCCAGTACAAGCAGGCGATGGACCAGGCCGCGAAGGCGACCGAGAAGGTCGGCGAGTCGACGGAGAAGGTCTCGAGCTCGGCGCGCAAGGCGTCGGGTGTCATCGTCACCGTTGGCGAGTACGCCAACCGCAGTGGCAAGCAGACCGAGTCCGCCTTCCAGCGGATGGTGAAGTCGGCCGAGCAGAACCGCCAGGCGTGGGACGCCACCGGCAAGGTGCTGCTGACGGTCGGCACTGCGACGGCAGCGCTCGGCGCGGCCGCGCTCAAGACGGGCATCGAGTACAACCAGTTGCAGCAGACGACCCGCGCCGCGCTGACGACACTGCTGGGTTCGGCTTCGGCCGCCGCCGACCAGATGGACCGGCTCGACGACTTCGCGCGCAACAGCCCGTTCTCGAAGGCTGTCTTCATCCAAGCGCAGCAGCAGATGCTCGGCTTCGGTGTCGAGGCCGAGAAGGTCGTCCCGGCCCTGTCTGCGATTCAGGACGCCGTCGCAGCCATGGGTGGCTCGAACGAACAGATCGCGGCCATCTCCGAGATCATGGCGCGGATCAACTCCGAGTCGCGCCTCAGCGGTGATGCGCTGCAGCGGCTGGGGTACTACGGCATCGACGCCGCGCAGCTCATCGGTGACCAGATGGGCAAGACGGCGTCCGAGATCCGCGACATGGCCAGCAAGCCGGGCGGCATTCCGGCCGCCCAGGTCTGGGACCCGCTCGTCAACGGCATGCAGGAGGAGTTCGCGGGCGCGGCCGACGGCGTGAAGGAGACCTTCGCGGGGGCCGTGGATCGAGTGAAGGCCGCGTGGCGCGACTTCGGCGCCGAGCTCGCCAAGCCCCTTGTCGACCCTGAAGGCGGCGGCGCGCTCGTCGACCTGCTCAACTGGGCCGCCGACATGATGCGAGCGTTCGAGCGCCTGCCTGAGCCGCTCCAGAACACCGCTACGGCGCTCGCTGTCATCACGGCCGCCGTCGGTGTCCTCGGGGGCGGGTTCGCCCTCCTGACGCCGCGGATCGTGGCAGCCAACGCCGCCCTGACCGACTTCGCGACGCGCGGCAAGGGTGCGGCGCTGGCCGTGAAGGGCGTCCGGGCGGCCGCCGTCGGGCTGCCCGCCGTGCTGGGCGCCGCCGCCGTGGCCTTCGGTATCTGGGCTACGAGTGCCGCTGAGGCGCGCGCAGAGACCGAGGCGTGGAAGGCGACCCTGGACGACGCCGGCAACACGACCGCCGACTCGATGACACGCCTCTCCGAGGTCCTGACGCAGGATCAGCGCGGCTGGCTCGACCGCCTGGCGGGCGCCGACTTCTACTCGATCAAGTCCGCCGCGGACGACCTCGGCCTCTCGGTGGAGCAGCTCGCGGGCTACATCCAGGGCGTCCCGGAGGACATCGCCGCCGTTACCCGTGCTGCTGAGGAGTGGGACGCCAGCCAGAAGAACGTCAACGACACCGAGTTCTACAACCGCGGCCGGATTGTCACCGACATGCTCGACGAGCAGCGCAAGTCGCTCGGCCTGGGAGCCGAGGAGGCTCGCGCCGCCGGCAGTGCAGCGGACGACCTCGGCGCGGCTCAGGACGGCATGTCCGACTCCGCCTACGACGCGACCGCAGCCATGGAAGAGCAGCAGAAGGCGCTCGAGGCGGCGGAGAAGGCGCTCGAGGACTGGCGCGACATGGTCGCGGGCGCGGACGCGTCCTTCATCGGCCTGACGGACGGCTTCCAGTCGGTCATCGACAAGAACCGCGAGATGGCCGAGGAGGCCGCCGTCGCGTCCGGCGACGCCGAGAAGTCGTGGGAGGACTTCTACGACGGCACGACCGTCAGCATGAAGGAGTGGATCGCCGAGCTGGAGGCGCAGGCCACGGCGCAGGCGAACTGGCGCGACAACATCCTCAGCGTCACGCGTGACATCCGCGAGCAGATGCCAGCCGACATGGCGGCCGCCGCGCACGCGATGGTCGACGAGCTCATCGAGGCGGGCCCTGCGGGCGCCGCGGCGCTGCAGACCTTCGCCGACGCGAGCCCGAAGCAGCGTGAGCGCCTCGTCGAGGCGTGGCGCGGCACCGGCGGCGACATCGTCGAGGCTGTCGAGTCGGAGCGGAACCCGGTCATCCAGATCGAGGCTGACGGGTCGATCGCTGAGAGGGATCTCGGTCTCCTGCTGGACGAGATCAGCAAGGCCGAGGGCACCCTCTCAGTCGAGGGCGACACAATTCGGGCATCCGAGGCGGTGCGCTCGCTGACGGCCGAGGTCAACGAGGCCGAGGGCACGGTCACGATCTATGGCGCCGACGGCGAGGCCGTCGCGACGCTGCGTGACTACGTGGCCGACGTCGACGCGACCGACGGCACCGTGACGATCCTCGGCAAGGACGACAAGGGTCGGGCGACCGTCGTCAGCCTGACCGACTGGATCGACGACCAGGGCGCGTCGGTCAAGGTCGACGCGGACACGTCGAACGCGCTCAAGTCGCTGGAGCTCTTCCGCTCCGAGGTCACCAAGCCGATGACGACGACCGTCAACGGCAAGGTCGTCTTCGACTTCGCCGCCAACGGCAAGGCCAACGGATTCGGCGACGGCGAGGGCCACGGCTGGCCCGGGACCACTCCGCGCGGCGTGGGCCAGATGACACAGGCCGTCAAGAGCCTGGATCCGGGCGCGCAGATCACGTCGGGCTACCGGCCGGGCGCAGTCACGGCGACCGGCCGTCCGAGCTACCACGGAATGGGCCGAGCCGTCGATATCGTCTCGCCGAACATGGGGCGCACGTTCGACCTGCTGGCGCAGGCCTTCGGTTCGCAGGCGAAGGAGTTGTACTACACGCCGCGCGGCTTCATCCGCAACGGCCGACGGACCAACGACGTCGCGGACGTCACGCGCCGCACGCACAACAACCACGTGCACCTGGCGCTGGCGGCCGGCGGCGGGGTCCGCGGACCCGGCACCGGCACCTCGGATTCGATCCCGGCGCTGCTGTCGAACGGCGAGCACGTGTGGACCGCCAAGGAGGTCCAGGCGGCTGGCGGTCACGGCGCCATCGAGGCGATGCGCCGGGCCGTGCTGGGACAGGTGGAGGCGTTCGCCGCCGGTGGCGCAGTCGGGTCGGCGGACCGGGCTTTGGGTCGCGCGCAGGAGCGTCGTGACCGGGCGCGCGAGCGTGCTCAGGCGGCGCGTGCCGCACAGCGCAACGCCGAGCGGGCGCTGTCGGATGCACAGAAGGGTGGCGCCCCGGACTCGCGGGTGCGGACTCTGGAGCGGCGGGTGCGGGACGCTGAGAAGCGCACCGCGACGGCGGAGCAGCGTCTGGACGAGCGTCGTCAGGCGGTGCAGGACCAGCGTGCCCGACGTGGTCGTCTGCGCGAGGAGCGGCGCGAGCTTCGGACCGACGTCCGGCGCGGCGCCATCCAGGACCAGGCCACGGGGTCGCTGTCGGGGGCCTACGCGGTCGCCGACGACATGATGGGCCTGGCGCGCTCGGGTGACCTGACGAAGAAGCAGTCGAACCGGCTGGCGGACGCGTCCCGGTCGGCCGAGCGCGAGATGCGCAAGCTCTACGCGCAGGCCGAGAAGATCGAGAAGCGGCTCGCCGACGCCCGGGACCGGGTCCAGGAGCTGGGCCAGATTTCCTCGCAGGTGTCGAACACGATCACCGGCGGCTTCTCGCTGGCCGACGCCGCCAGCCCGCAGCAGCGCACGAACGCTCGCGGCGAGGTCTGGTACGACTCCCCGACCGGGAAGTCGATGCTGGCGAAGGCGAAGGCCTACGCCGGCCGGGCGAAGAAGTTCGCCTTGACGCTGCGCAAGCTCGAGCAGCAGGGCTTCTCCGGCGCCGTCCTGCAGGAGGTCGCCTCCATGGGCGTCGAGGGCGGCCAGGAGGCCGCTGACGCCCTGCTGCAGCTGTCGAAGTCGGACGCGAAGCAGATGAACGCGGCCTACAAGGACATCGAGTACTGGGCGGGTCGCTCGGGCCAGGTCGTGACCGAGGGTTTCTACAAGGGCGGCCTGTCGGCTGCCGAGGGCCTCGTGGCGGGCCTGGAGAAGAACCAGAAGAAGATCGAGTCGCAGATCGAGAAGGTCGCCAAGGGCATGGAGAACGCCCTCAAGCGGGCGCTCGGGATCAACAGCCCGTCGCGCGTCTTCCGCGACCTGATGCACCACGTCGGCGACGGCGCGGTGCTGGGCCTGCGGGACTCCGAGGCTGGCGTGTCGAAGGCCGCGGCGAACCTCGTCGCGCTGCCGTCGGCGGTCTCGCCGTCGGTGTATGCGACGCCGGTCGGCAACCGCAACCCGGTGAAGGTCGACGTCGGGAACGTCGTCGCGCACATGTCCGACGCGCAGATCCGCCAGCTCGGCGAGTACATCGTCACGGCCCAGGCCCGGACGGCCGCCGGTGTCGTGGCCGGGACCACGGCCGCCCAGGACAACGCGTCCCGCTACGTGACAGGAGTGCGCTGATGCCCACGAGCTCGGACGGCGTCATGGAGGCCAACTTCGACCCGCAGCGGAACCTCGTGAACCTCGTCGTCCATGGCGAGAACTGGTTCTTTCCGGAGTCGCCGGTCGAGATGACGATTCTGCGCTCGACGCCGGCGCAGGTCGCCACGCCCGTGCGCGGCGCGGAGCGCGTGCTGGCGCCGGGCGGGACGCTGGTGTGGTCGGACAACGAGGCGCCGATGGGGGTCGAGGTTCGGTACCGCGCCGAGGGCTTCTACAGCTCGGGCGGGTCGCACGTCTCGGCCCAGGCGATCGTCCCCATGATGGGCGCCGCGTGGGGCCTATGGGTCAAGGTCCCGGGCCGCCCGGAGCTGACGACGCGCGTCGAGGTGAACCTCGCGCCCGAGCAGTCCCGCGAGACGCTCGGCGGGTACTGGCAGATCACAGGGGCGGTGACGCAGGCCGGATTCCAGGAAGTGTCGGGCCCCACGCTGGCGCAGTCCGCCGGCATGGGGGCGCTGATGATCCCGGACCTGGAGGTCACGACGTACTCCCCGGCCGAACTGTCGGCCCTGCAGCGTGCTGTGCGCCAGGCCCCGGGTCAGGTGGTGCTGCTGCAGTCCGGCCAGCCCGAGGAGATCCCCTCGGGCTACTACCAGGTGCAGTCGATGAGCACGACGAACCCCGCGGGAATGCGCTCGGACCTGCAGCCCCTGCGGCGCACGCGGCTGTCGCTGGTCGAGGTGTCGACTCCCGCGGGCCCGGCGACCGGCTGGTCCGGCGCGACCTACGGGGACGTGGCCGATGCGTTCGCGACGTACCAGGACATCGTCGACGCGGACGTCTCCTACCTCGACCTCGCGACGGGCAACTTCTGATGTGGCCGGTCCCCGAGGCCTACGACGACGTCGTCCGGTCCTCCAACGGCCTGAGCGTGACGGTGGACGTCTTCAAGGCCGGGGTGCGGCTCTACTCGGGCCTGCCGGTGGTCGGGGGGTCGATCACGGTGGACGCCACCTCCGCGACCCGGCGCACCTGCAGCCTGACGCTGCCGCCGTTCCTGCCGACCGGGGCCTACTCCCAGGCACCGGCGCTGCCCGACCCCCTGGACGGGGCGCCGCGGCTGGCCACCCGCGGCCATGAGCTGCGGGTCCGGCACTCGCTGATCACCTCGGACGGCACGCCGCTGACCATCCCTGTCGGGCGGTTCCGGGTGGACGACCTGTCCGGGTCGGCCCTGGGTCGCACCGAGGTGACGCTGGGCGGAGTCAGCCGTGAGGCGCACGTGGCCGACGACGTCTTCATCAGCCCGCGCACCGTGCAGGGCCCGTCGGCGGCGGCGCTGATCGGCCAGCTGATCCGCGAGTCGCTGCCCCAGGCCGTCGTGATCAACGTCGCCTCGCACGACGCGCCCGTGCGAGAGATGACGGAGGGCTCGGACCGGTGGGGCCTGATCCTCACGCTGGCGACCTCCATCGCGGCCCAGGTCTACGCCGACCCGCTCGGGCAGTTCGTGATCGCCGACTCCCCGACGGTCGACACCGAGCCGGTGTGGACCTTCGCTCCCGGCGGGCGCTACTCGCCAGGAGGTGGCCGCACGCTCGTGGACGCCCAGCGCGCCGAGTCCCGTGCCGACGTGGTGAACCGGGTCGCGGTGCAGGGCAGCACGCCCGACGGCGCCCCGGACCCGATCGTGGGCGTGGCCATCGACGACGACCCGACGTCGCCGACGCGCTGGGGCGACCCGGACGCCGGCGCCTGGGGTCGAGCGTCGGTCGTCATCTCCCAGCCGAACCTCACGTCCCTGGCGCAGTGCCGCACGGTGGCGCGCGCCGAGCTCGCCAAGCGGACGGGGGCCGCGGCCGGCCTGGACCTGTCCGCCGTGCCGCACGCCGCCCTGGAGGCGCGCGACGTCGTCGACGTCGTCGTGCCGACCTCGGCGTCCGGGTACTCCCACACGGTCCGCCGCCATGTCATCGACCGCTTCACGCTCCCCCTGACCGCTGGAGGCGACTTCCCTGTGACGACGCGCGACCTGCGGGCGGTGACCGCATGACCTCGCCTGCTGCGGTCCTCGAGATGGTCCGGCGCGGGCGGACCCCGCTGCCCCGCATCGCCATCGTGACGGCGGCCACCTCGGGCACCCCGATGTCCGTCACCGTGCGGTTCGTCGAGGGCGGCGCGACCTTCCGCCCGCTCGTTCTCACGCACCTGCCGCTCCCGGCGGTCGGGTCGCACTGCCTGATCCTGCCCGCCGACGGCGGGTGGGTGTACGCCGGGGCCGTCGCTGACCCGAGCGGCGCCGTCGACTACCGCACCGTGGACTTGCTCCTGGAGCACAACTGGCACAAATCGAACTCGTCCGCGTCCCCGACGCCTTGGCAATCCCAGAGCGACCGCGGCAGCAGCGGGTATGTCGAGCAGGGCCGCTGGGGCCCCCAGGAGGGCGGGCCCGGCGCCCCCACCCCGACAGCCCTGCCGACAGTCGACTACGCCACGATCCTGCTGCACAACCTCGCCGCGCTCGACGCGATCGCGGCAGCCGCCGGCACCGTGCACCTGGTCGAGCTGGTCATGACCCGCACCGACCTCGCCACACCCGTCCAGGCGTCGCCGCGGATGTACGGCCACCAGTACACGGCGAGCAGCCCCCCTGTCGTCGGGCAGGAGCCCGTGCCGACGCCGGGCTTCGGGCCGCTGAGCCTGCCGGGCTTCTCGTCCGGGCAGACGGCCCGCTGGGTGCTCCCCGCCGCGTGGACGACAGCGCTCGCGTCCAGCGCGATCGAGGGCATCGGCTTCTACTCCGAGAGCACGGCCGACCGGTTCTTCTCCTCGCCCGAGGGTTCAGCGCTCGCGCTCAACGCGCGCCTGGTCGTGACCTACACCGCCCCGACGGACCTGTGGGAGTGAGCGCCGTGACCGACGAGGCCCCCGAGACCACCCAGCCGCCCCAGCCACCTGTGGAGGTCGACGTGTCCGACCACGACGCCGTCTTGCGCGCCCTCGGCTTCGACCCCGACCAGGTGCAGGCCGTCGTGCTCACGCGCACCGGCCGCCTGGCGATCGCCGCGGACTACCCGCCCACCGAGCACGACCCGGAGCCCGAGCCCGAACCGGAGCCCGAGGTCCCCGACGACCCCGAGGAGATCTGATGCTCATCGACCAGTGGCAGGGCTTCACCGGCCTGCCGGACTACGGCGACGTCTCGAACATCCCGACGCACCTCCAGGGCGCGTTCAACTTCCTCGGCGACCGCGCGGTCCCCCGGTATGCCTCCCCTGCCGCCCGCGACGCCGAGCTGCCTTCGCCCACCGTCGGGCAGATGGCGTGGGTCGGCTCTCCTGCCGCGCTGCAGGTCTACGACGGCGTCGGGACGCCTCCGTGGAAGACCGTGTGGCAGCCCGAGGACCCCTGGCACAACCTGACCTACACCAACGGGTGGGGCGGCACCGGCCGGTACCGCCGCGACTCGGCCGGGAACCTCCACGTGCAGGCGCGGCTCACGACGGTCGGCACCTCGTCCACCGGCGCGCAGCCGGCGTTCGCCCTCCCCGAGGGGTACCACCACACCCTCAGCACGTTCCTGCGACTGCCCGCTGGCGTCAACAGCTTCACCCTGGGCGCCGACGCGTACTTCTACAACGACGGCAGGGTCACGATCTCGCACAACGACCCCGGGTACGTCTCCATCAACGAAGTCCTCTCGCTCCGGTAGGCGCCGTCCGATGACCGACCCCACCCTCGACGCGATCAACGCGACCCGCGACGACGTCCGTGCACTGCGCACCGACCTGTCCACCATGGTCACCCGACGCGAGCACGAGGCCGAGGTGCGACGCCTCGACGCCGAGACCGCCACCCTGCGCCGCGACCTGCACGACCACGAGTCCGACGCCGAGAAGCGCCACGAGCGCTTCGCTGCCGAGGCGCGCGCCGCGGACGCACAGGTCCTCAAGGAGCTCGAGGCCGACCGCAAGCAGCGCGCCGCGGAGATCGCCAAGGCCGCCGAGGCCCGCAAGCAGGACCGCCGCTGGGTCGTCGGAGCGATCATCGGCGCCGTCGGCGTCGCGATCCCCCTCGCCCAGCTCGTGCGCGCCCTCACCCTCTGACCCACCCACCTGCAGCCCGCCCGCGTCCGCCGGTGGGCCCGTTCGCATGCCCTGGAGGCACCCCGTCATGGTCACCATCCGCTCGCGCCGATCGTGGGGCGCCCGCCGCCCCGACGGCGACGTCACGCTCACAGGGCTCGCCCGCGAGGTGTTCCTGCATCACACCGTGACCACGCACCTGTCGCCGAACGCGACCGTGGCGCAGGAGCAGGCCGAGATGCGCAAGATCGAGGACATCGGTTACCGCCGGTTCGGCCGCTACGGCATCGGCATCTCGTACAACGCGATCGTCTTCCCGTCCGGCCGTGCCTACCAGGGCGTGTCTTGGAACCGCCGCGGGGCGCACACCGGGGGCCGGAACAGCACGGCCCGTGCGATCTGCTTCGCCGGCAACTACGAGACCCGCGAGCCGACCGCCGCCGCGCTGGCCACGGCCGCCGCGATCGTGGCCAAGGGCCGTGGGAAGTGGTGGGTCCGGTCCGCGCCCGTGCGTGGACACCGCGATGTCGCCTCCACCGCCTGCCCGGGCCGGTACGTGTATGCCCAGCGCGCCCGCATCGCGGCCGGCGGCGCGCTCCTCGGCGGAGGTGGCACCTCGCGCCCCACCGCGCCGAGCAAGCCCGCACCCACGCCCGCCACGGGTATCGCGACCGACGGCAAGTGGGGCCCGGACACCACCCGCGCCCTGCAGCGGCGCCTCAAGGAGGCCGGGCTCTACTCGGGCGCCGTCGATGGCCAGATCGACTCCCAGAACCGGCGCTGGCGCGACCGGAACCTCGGCCTGCGCTCCGGCTGGCAGTGGAAGCGCCGCGGCTACACCGGCTCGCGCACCATCCGCGCCCTGCAGGGCGTCGTCGGCGCCAAGCAGGACGGCCTCGTCGGACCCGAGACCTTCAAGGCACTGCAGCGCTGGCTGCGTGACAACGCGATCTACTCCGGCGCGATCGACGGCGAGCTGTGGAACCCGTCGTCCACCATCCGATCCCTCCAGCGCGTCACCAACTCGAAGCGAGGCTTCAAGCGATGAGCACCTACCAGCCCACCATCCCGCCCAAGGTCCGCACGATCGCCTACTACACCGCCCTCGTCGTCGGCGCGCTCGCCACCGGCTCCGCGGCCATCACCGCGGCCGTCGCCCCCGAGCATGCCGAGACGGTCGCCGCCGTCGCGGGCGCCGTGTCCGGCATCGTGGCCACGATCGCCGGCGGGCTCGGCGTCGTCTACCGCCCCGACGGGCAGGTGACCACCGAGGACCTGCCCGAGCCGTGGCTCGACGACGCCCCGGACGAGCTCGAGGACCCCGTCCGGTGATCTGCCCGCCCTGCGACCTCGACGGCCCGTGCGACGCCGCGGACTGCGAGGCGCGCGACCCGGGCGTCTACCGGTGCGCGTCGTGCACCGCACCGTTCCCCTCGGCCGCGGCTGCACGCCGGTGCGCCGAGATCGACGAGAGTCCCGGCTTCACCGACTGACCTGGAGGTCACGATGGCTGCATCACCAGCACTGCTCGACCTGATGGCCACGGCCGCGGCCGCGGCGATCACCCACGCCGGCCTGGTCGACGAGACCGGGACCGAGCTGACGGGCGGGGACTACGCCCGCCTGCCCGCCACGGCATCGGCCGACGGCGCCGACGTCCGCCTGGGCGGCGACCTGACCTTCCAGGTCCCGGCCGCGACCACGGTCGGCGGATGGCGTGCCTACGACGCCTCGACGGCGGGCGCGTCGTGGGGCGGGAGCGACCTGACGGAGGAGTCCTACACCGGCGCCGGGCAGTACGACCTCCACGGCGCCGACACCGGGTTCACCGTCTCGGCGGACTGACCGGTGCTCGTCGCCGACTACGGCTTCTCCGAGGGGTCAGGGTCGAGCGCGGCCAGCACGGTCGCCGCGCCGCCCCTGACCCTGGACGCCGGGACGTGGGTCGCCGGTCATACCGGTGGCGGCCTCGGTGTCGTCGGGGGCCGGGCCGCTTCCGGGGCGCCCTTCACGGCGTCGGCCCCCAGCTGGACGGCGATGTGCTGGGTCCGCTTCGACACGCTGACCGGCGCCGCCCCGACGCCCGTGATGCTCGAGGTCTCGGCGACCGCCTACGCGCTGATCAACCTCTCCGCCGCGGCGAACGTGTCCGCGTTCATCCGCTCCGGCGGGGCGAGCGACGTCATCCAGACCGCCAGCGTCGGCCCGGCGTCGGCCGGCACCTGGTACCACCTGGCCATGACCTACGACGCGGGCACGCGCACCCTGTCGTGCTACGCCAACGGCACCCTGGTCGGGACCGGGGTGCTGCCCGGCAGCGGCACCCTGGACGCAGGGTCTGTCACCGTCTCGGCCGGCGGCCACCCCAGCGTGCCGAGCACCTGCACCGTGGACGACGTGCGCCTGTACGACTCGGTACTGAACACCGCGGCGATCGCGGAGGCGATGGACACCCCCGTGCCCGACCCGTCCTCGGCGCCGTCGGGCGCATCGGTGGCCGTCGTGACCGTCACGTCGTCGGGCACCGGGCGCAAGGTCGCCGCCGGGTCGAGCATCACCGGCGCATCCGTGAGCACCACCGGCGCCGGATCGAAGACGGCCACCGGTGCGAGCACGGCGGCCGCCGGCGTCACGGCCACAGGGTCCGGCCGCCGCAGGGCCTCCGGGGCGGCCGTCGCGACCATCACCACCACGCCGGCCGGCGCAGGCTCCAAGGCCACAGGCGGGTCGTCCGTCGCCACGGTCGGCGTCACGGCTCTCGGCTCAGGCTCACCGGTGCACACCCGGGGCGGATCCTCGGTCGCCACCATCGGCGTGGCCGCGACCGGCACCGGTGTCGCCCGTCGCTCCGGGGCGTCCGTCGCGTCGGTGCGCGTGACCGCCTCCGGGTCAGGCCGCAACCCGGCCGCCGTCGGTGGCGAGCTCGCCCTCTCGTCCGGGCCGTACGGCGCACCCCTGCGCGCCGGGTCACCCTCGGGCGCCAGCCTTGCCTCCGGCGCTCCGACCGGACGGCCCTTGATCACCTCGACCCCCCGGAGGTAGCAGTGCGCATCGACCGCAGAGGCCGCGAGACCGTCTCGTGGGACCTCAGCCACGCCCCCGCGGGCGACATCGAGGCCACCTTCGACGGCACCGACTGGCACACCATGGACCGGTCCGGCGAGACCGTGAGCCTGCTCATCGCCGGACCTGACGCCATCGACAACCCCGCCGGCACCGTCGCGCTCGCCTCCGGGCGGCACTACGCCCTGCTGCGCGCCGCGGCCGCACCCGAGGTGCTCATCCGCAGCGCCGGCGTGATCGACGTGGTGACGCTGCCGCCCGCCTGA